TCCACCACATGATTATCTTTATCTTCCAAGACAGGAATAATATTACCTGTCAAGGGGTCTGTTTTATAGCTGTAAAGAGATAGCTCGTCGATCGTATGCTGGCAGCGTGGATGCACAACAATGTCGTAGTTCTTCAGCCACTCAATGCCTTCCTCTACAGATTTAGGCCCTTTCACGGCTGGCATAATCTTTGGAAAGCCATTCTTCTTCATGTGGCTGATTGTTTCGGGTCGAGCGTTATCAGCAACAATAGGCCACTTTTCTGATTCCGGTATCGTCAGGAACAGGTCTGGCGTGTTTACGATTTCGCAGCCTACCATGTAGGCCTCGTAATCAACGTAAAGCTTTCGGCCTATCAGATGGCAGCGCACCAGAACTGTTGGGTCTGTAGCAAAGCCCCAGTCAGCGCCAAAGCGATGCGTTGCGTCTTCAGGCGCTTCAAACTCCTCCACAGTCCAGTTGCGGAATACTCGCGCTTCACTGTTGCTTAGATACGAACCCAGCCAAACGTGCTTGTACTTGTCAGGGTCACGGTCTCGATCGTATTCCATTTCCGCTTTGAGAACGTCAGGGAACCAAGGGTTGTCGCGGAAGTTTACTTCTTTCACGATTGCGCTTGGCGGAATATTAGGCCCACGAAGCAGTGCGTCAATCGGATCGGTGCTGTTGCGCGGGTTCCATGTGAACCATAGCTCACTGTCTGGCTTACGGATTGTCGGACGCAATAGGTCGAGAGAGCGTTGCGATAAGCTCTGCGCTTCTTCTACCCAAGCACAGTCATAGCCTTCGAGCGACTTGATTGAATCGCTTGTGTGGTTCTGCATTCCCTGGAAGATGATTAGGCCATCGCCATGCACAGATTTAATCTGTGTCTCCTGCACTTCAAAGTAGGATTGCACTCCCATTTGCTGAATCTTTAGCTCTAGCAGGCGCTTGACTGATTGGCTTAGGGATTTCTGTATTTCACGCACGCATACAGAGCGGCGCGTCTGATCGATAACGTGCGCTTCAATCATAGCTTCAGCAAAGGCGTGCGACTTCCCGCTTCCTCGTCCACCATGTGCGCCCTTGTAACGGCTGGGCTGCAAGAATGGTTTGAACCAGCGCGGTGTTTTAATCTTCAGCGTTGTCATCAATCACTTCGCGCTGGATGCGATTAATCATGCTGCCAGTGATGTTCAGCTTTGAAGGTTCGTTATATCCGTGCATCGCATTAAGCTCTTTGACTGCTGATACCTTCACAGCGCCGGAGCCTTCACGATAAGCTTGCACCAATGCTTTGACAGACATTTCACGAGACCAGAGTTGCTTTTCCTGCACTTCGGAACGTAGCTCTTTAATCCTATCCGCTACCTTACCGTTTTTCATCAACTCTGATGCGCGAGCATAAATGACGTTATCCTTCATTCCTTCTGCGTCATAAGCAGCGCGATATGAATCCGCTTGGCCTAGTCCATCAGCGATGCCCTGGCAGAATGCTTCCTGCTTTGCTGTTAGCTTAACGTGAGCCATTAAATGTCTCTCCCGTTTCTGCGTGGACTGCTTCCTTACCAGTGAAGTCCTGCCAACGCTTGATGATTACGTCACAGTATTTTGGGTCGAGTTCCATCAATCGACCGTAGCGTCCGTGCTTTTCTGCAGCGATGATTGTTGTTCCAGATCCACCGAAGCTGTCCAAGACCATATCTGCGCCTTTAGTGTTGTTGAGCATTTGATATTCAAACAACTCCACTGGCTTCATAGTTGGATGCTCACCGTTGCGGCTTGGCTTATCAAACTCAAGGATGGTGGTTTGCTTTCGATCCGCTGCCCATAAATGTGCAGCACCCTCCTTCCATCCATAAAGACAAGGCTCATGCATCCAATGATAGTCTTGTCTACCCATAACCAATGAGGACTTCTTCCAGATTAAACATTGACGCACTTGCCATCCAGTATCTTTGGCTGCGCCACGAAAATTGTAACCTTCCAAATCAGCGTGCCAAATATAAAACACAGCACCTGGCTTCATGACCGAATCAGCAGCGGTATATGAATCCCGCAAAAATTGCCGGAAGTCATCGTCGCCCATGCTGTCGTTCTGTATTGTAAGCTTTTCCTTTGTCCCACCCTCATATGCAACATTATATGGTGGATCAGTTAACCACATATCGACCAGGTTACCTTCAGTCAGCTTTTCCAGCGCATCGATGCTTGTGCTATCCCCGCACATCAACCTGTGATTGCCCAGCACCCAAACATCACCCAGCACGGTCTTGGGCGTTTCAGGCACTTCAGGAACAGCGTCCTCGTCGGTCAGTCCTGCTGTTGGTTCTGGCTCCAGCAATCCATCAAGGAACTTTTCGTCAAAGCCCAATAGCTCTAGGTTGAAATTCTCTAGGTTAAGGTCTTCGATCTCCGCCTTCAGCATATTCATATCCCACCCTGCGTTTAGGGCAAGCTGGTTGTCTGCTATCACTAAGGCGCGTTGTTGGGCCTTTGTCAGATGGTCAAGGATAATTGCTGGCACTTCTTCCATGCCAAGCTTTCTTGCTGCCAGTAGGCGTCCATGTCCTGCAATGATCGTGTTATCGCCATCTATCAGGATTGGGTTAGTCCAGCCAAACTCTTTTATGCTGGCTGCGATCTGCGCTACCTGTGCATCGCTATGCGTGCGGCTGTTGGCGGCATATGGAATTAAATCTGCGACTAGGCGCGTTTCAATCTTTGGTGTCATCTCAGCTTCCAATAAGGTCTGGTGATGACAGTATAGAGATTGTCGTTGATTAGGGCAAGGCTTGGATGGAAATATCAGGTATCTTCCTTTTCATAGAAATAGCGTAGGCACTCAGCTTCCTTGTCAGACTTAAAGCTATTAATAGCCCAATCCCTCATCTTTTCAGTGGTGTAAGCTGTCTGCTTATATGCCTCTGTGATATAGGCATCAACCATAGTCATTACGAATGGCAGTTCGTTTTTGACAAGAATATCCTTCAGCCGTTTCCGAATGTAAGTAGGAGGTATGCCACGCTGACGAGCGGTCATAACAGCATTTGCGGTAGCGCCTAGCATCTCACATGATTTAACATCAAACTCAGTGATGTCTGCGGCTTTGACTGGCGTTGATATAGCAAGCGCCATAAATGCAAATAGTGATAGTTTTTTAATCATTGGTTTCCTCCCTCGCTTGGTCATAACCCTTTAGCCAATCTTTGTGCATGGCCTCTCTGAAGGCATTGTTAATTTCGCCTCCGTTCAAACCTGATTGGTAGCCAGCTTCAAAATGATACCTATCAACAGAATAAGCGTTTTCAAACACCAAGTCTAAACGGATTTCTATCTCAATAAGCTTTGCGAGATAGTGCTGGCATTTTTTTAAATCTTGCGTGCCATTCTTATCACGATAGCGTGCGAGATATTTTATGCAGTTGCCTTGCAGATAACCTGCAAAAGCTTCTGGCGACATCCAGGATTCCATTGCTTCCCAAGGCTGAACGCTTTTGGATGCGTAATGGTCTCCGCCTACCTGATGTGAATTAATATCCTCCATCGAGCATTTCCTCCTCATCATATCCAAACGGATCGTATCCCTTTAGCATTGCATCTACTGCAACCATGATAGGCCCAGTAATACGCACCTTGCCAGCTTCCATCTTGCGAATGGTAGTGCCGCCATTGTCAGGCGATAGGCGGAGAGCGTCCGCCATCTCGTTTACGCTGTAGCCCATGCTATTACGGGCAAGCTTTAACTTTGCTGGCGTCATGCTTCTTCCATCTCTGCTGCCGCTGCCATCTTCTGCAATGAGTGAACAATGGTGCTGTGATCGCGGTTCATAATTCTTCCAATCTCTGTGGTTGAATAACCTTTGCCTCTCATCCACACAACGCATTTGCGCCTTACTTCTACCAGTTTTTTAAGTTTGCTTTTGCCTAAAATGTCTTCGGCTGTGTAACCGTATAGTTCTGCAATGGCATCAATCTCTGCTAAATTACGTTCTCTGGGCGTCATGAGGCTTCCTTGTGGAAAATTCCGTCAATCATTTTACCCTTGCGGTCTTTGATTTCCTGCCATGCGCCATCGATGCAATCTTCAATCATCATGCCATTCTGTGCAGCCATGATAGTTAGCACAACAACCATATCTCCAATTGCGTCCGCAAACTCTATGTCGTTCTTTTTAGCGATAGCGTTAGCCAGTTCCCCAGCTTCCTCTATCAGCTTTACGAATTGGCTTTTCATGTCGCTGCCTTTGATTAGGTTGCGGTCTTCAGCCCATCCTCGAATTAAATCTGCATACAGCATTAGATTGCGTCCTTTTTGATAAAGCGGCCTGTCTTGGAATCGCGCAGTGAAGCGTTTCGTTTTAAGAGCAGCAATTCCGTTGTGTCCCTTGTCCATGCGTTCCGCCACCAAGTGCGGTCAACGTGCGTTTGCCATAGGACAATTAGCGTTGTGGCTTCCAGCGCCAGCAGCGCAATGATTGCGATTTGATATTGGTTCATTTAATCCTCCCTACTTACTGTGTTAATAGCTTAGTCGGCATCGACAAAATCATGGTATAGCAATCCCTCTGTAACGATCGCGGCAGCGCAATGTTCTGCGCTTGAAAACTGATCCATGTAAGCAAAGCCCATTGCATCAATGCAAGCATCAAACAGGCGGTTGCTGTTTCGGATGTATTCTTGTGGATCAGCGCACGTTTCAAATGGGCCAGCACGAAGCTGCTTAGATAGCAGTCCGTCGATGCGTTCAAATGCGGCTAGTGAAATTGTCATGTCAGTCTCCTTGTTGGCGGGAAATATTCCCTTGCTGATGCACCCTCATAGTCTTGGTGATTTTATATGTAAAGCACTTTTTTCAATTAAATATCATTTTTGCCGTTTTGCGTGTTCGATTGCAGCCAAAGCCCATTCTTTTGGCGCTTTAGAATACTTACCTTTGGCCCAGTTCTTTCGTATATCATCCATAGATATGCTTCCGATGTCATATTTAGCCAGGTCACACATTAGGTCTGTGGCTGCGCTCTTGGTCACCTGATTGTATATTCCCCATCCACAATGCGAAGATAGCCACGCTCTTCAGCGATCCGCAACCAACGATCTGGCTTGTCTTTCAGATTGACAGGCTCACCGCATCGCAGCGACATAATAAATTCCTCGAACCTTGCTTGCGTGTTATTCAAACAGATTCGAAGCGCCTTGTCCTTTTTGGTAGTTCGCGGCGTGTAGCTATCCAATATCTGTAAACACTGGCGCGGCGTCGGGAACCAATCAAGCTCTTTGCAGACGCGCTCAGTCATGTAGCTAAGGGCTTCTTTTGTGTATCCTCCAAGAATCCTAGCATATACTGCCGTCCGCATCTGTCCGCTTTGCTCGTCGGTGTTCTTGCTTGGCAGGGTTGCCTCAATAAACTGAAGCTGCTTGGCAAGCTCTTTGGTTTCGACTGGGATGTTCTCTACAGGCATCGCTAACGCAATCGATCGTAACTCATCGCATTCTGCTATAGAAAGCTCAGAACGGCTCATCAGTTCGTCTATCCGCGACGTATCGAAGTGCTGCGGCAAAGCCGTTTTGGTTTCCACGTTGACCAGTTGTCCGATTTGCTGCGCCATTTTTGATCTCCTTAATTTCGTAAAGGTCTGTCCAGCCATTCATTGTGCTGCGATCTAGAACCTCTGTTATGTTTTGGCCTTTAGCCATAAATGCTATCAGCTTGTCGATAGCCTGATTGTATGCGCGATCCGTTAAAGGCTTCTTGCGCTGCTTCCGCATCTCTACCCAACCGTTCCAGGCATCAGCAGGAATGCAATCTGGAAGCTCCCGTCTTATATACCTGGTGGTTAATTGATGTATCTTTGATGTATTGGGTGACACTGTGTCAGGGGTGGGGTGACTCTCTGTCAGGGGTGGGGTGACACTGGGACAGGGGTGACACTGTGTCAGGGGTATGTGAATCCAATACCTATTGCCCTTACCAAGCACCTCATCGCGCTTGACAAAACCCATAGATTCCAAATCACGAATGATGCGTTGAACCGATCTGCCAGCCATACTGGTCTTAATCGCAAGACGCTCGATTGAAGGCCAGCACAAACCTTCATCGTTTGCCCAGTCTGCCAAAGATAGAAGGACAAGCTTTTGCGTGGATGATAGGTCTTCCCTATCCCATACTGCTGTCATTAATTTGATACTCATGACGCAATATCTTGCGTGATGGTTCTGTGGCGTGTATTACTCATTACAGCGATGCCTTTCATAGCTAGGCGTTGTTAGAGCGGGTCGAGTGCCTTTCCCTTTCCCAGGCACTCCCCGCTCGCTCTTACATAACTCAGAATCCGCATTTGTAAAAGCATTTTATGGCAGTGTTGACAGCCAATACGCTGATAGCGTATTCTGTGCGGATTGGTACCTCCTTACCGAAACGGACTTGGGTGGTGTTTGGATTGGGCTTTCTCGGTCGCACCACTCATTTTTATTTAGTCTCACGAAGGTAGTGATGCGGGTACAGCGCCTTAAAGACAGCGCGACGCAAAGGCCAATCCCTGACAACAACTCCCTTAACGTCCTCAGTCACCAGCATTCCGTTTTCGACATATTCGAAATCAGACTTATAGCCAACGCGCCTGCCGTTACCATGTTTTAGCTGCTTTCCGTTAATGACGAACCAGTATTGCGGGTGAATCATCAAGTCACTTATCTCTCCAGCAGCTTCCAATGCGTGCAGTTCATTGCAGCGTATAGCCTCCCGCTTGCTGTCATGGGTATGACCAGCATTGCACTGCGCTTTAACAGCACGATACTTTCCGAAGCGCCTCATGCGTTAAGCTTCTGCTCTATCAGGCGATCGAGTGCGTCATTGGCTGCAAGCCATGCGCCCAGCTGCGGTTCAGTGCGTCCACTTTTCCAATTCGACAGCGTGACGCGGGTGATGCCAGCCTCAATCGCTATCTTGCAAGCCCTGATTTTATGCGTCCTGGCATAGCTAAAAAAGTTCGCAATCTCGTTTTCTACCTGGGTCATATTCAACTTTCTTTGGGTTGTGGATAAAAAGGGCTTTTAATCTTCTAAAAATTAGTTACAAGGGGTTTGGCAAATAAAAGGAGATACCGCAATGCCAGTACATAAAAAGCTTAACGAAGCACGAGTTGCTTTTCACGCATTACCGCTGAAAAAGTCCGGCCATAATACGTTTGCTGGATATAAATATTTCGAGCTTTCCGACTTTGTGATTCCAGCCCTTCGCATCTTTAACGATGTCGGATTGTGCGCGGTTATCAGCTTTTCGGAAACCACAGCATCTATGCACATTGTTGATGTCGAGGATGGTAGCCAAGTGATTATTCACAGCCCAATGGGTTCAGCCAATCTTAAAGGCTGTCACGAGATACAGAACATTGGCGCTTGCGAGACTTACTCGACACGCTACCTCTGGACAGCAGCCCTTTGCATTGTCGAGCATGACGCACTGGATGCTACCACAGGAAAGACTGAGCCAGCGCCACGCGCCAAGTTTATCAGCGATGAGCAGTTTGCTGAATTGCAAGGATTGGTCGATCAAACAAACACCGACATGGCTTTGCTCTGCAAGCATTACAAAATCAGCGCACTCAGGGAATTGCAGGAAACCCGCTTCGATGCGGTTAAGGCTGCATTAGAAAAGAAGCTGAAATGACAGACGCAGCTATTATCCAACGATCGCCTGAGTGGTATGCAGCACGTTGTGGGAGCCTTGGCGCTTCCCAACTAGCAGACGCCCTAGCCAAGACAAAATCTGGCTGGGGAGCGTCACGCGCCAACCTTCGTGCAACGCTTGTGGTCGAAAGACTTACAGGCCAGCAAGAAGAAGGATTTATCCGCAGTGCAGCAATGCAATGGGGAATTGAAAAGGAAGAAGAAGCCAGAATCGCCTACAGCTTCATGACAGGCCATGATGTGACTGAGGTGGGTCTATATAAGCATCCTACCATTATCGGCACTCACGCCAGTCCTGACGGGCTTGTGGGCGACGATGGCTGCATTGAGATTAAATGCCCAAACTCTGCCACACACATAGAAGTGCTCAAAACTAATCAAATCGCGCACAAATATATACTCCAGATGCAATGGCAGATGGCTTGCGCCGATCGTCAATGGTGCGATTTCGTAAGCTTCGATCCACGAATGCCAGACCATCTAATGCTTTACATTGCACGGGTGCAGCGCGACAATGATATGCTGGCGACTTTGGAATCAGAGGTTGCCGCATTTCTGGCAGAAGTTGACAAAGACGTAGAAGCATTATCAGAGCTAGGAATCCCATCATGACACAGAACGAAAGAGTTTTCGATCACTTGCTTACTGTTGGGCCAATCCGTCCAATGACAGCATTGAATGACCTTGGCATCTATCGCCTAGCATCAAGGATTAATGATCTGCGAAAGGCTGGGCATAAGATTAAAACCAAGAAGATTGAGGTGGTCAATCGCTGGGGCGAATCATCTTACGTTGCTGAGTATAGCCTGGAACTTGAAGATGCTGCCTAGTCGGATTGCCAAGAAGCCAAAGCGTTCATCGCGCTGGCGCTCACAAGGTCACCTGAACTTCATTCGATCGTTCCATTGCGCTATCAATGGTTGCCAGGATATGCCGATCGAGTGCGCTCATGTTCGCTTTGGCAGCAACACAGGCATGGGGCAAAAGCCAGACGATTGGCGAGTAGTTCCGTTGTGTCGCACCCACCACATCCAGCAGCATACAGTTGGTGAGCAAACCTTTTGGAAGGGCATTGATATTGAGGGCCTGATTGAAGCATTCTGCAAAGCCAGCCCGAAGGCACGCGAGATTAAAGAGGCGCAAAACCAGTGAGTGATCTGCTTCTCTATCGACGCACCTTAGATGGATTTGTTCCATTTAGCGACGAGGCTAATGATTACTTTTCTAAAATTAAATTGGGTGAGGTTTGTGAACTAAAAGGCAAGCACATCCGAAATGAAAAGTATCATCGCTTGTTTTTTGTAATGCTGCAATTGATAAGCCAAAACAGCAATCCGCACATCTCAACAAAGGCGGCAAAGCACTTTGCTAAAGTTGCCACTGGAACGGGTGAGGTTGTTACAGACAGCAGAGGCAAAAATCACTTTGTCCCTGGGAGCATATCATTTGCTAAGATGGGCCAAGAAGATTTTGAGGCATTTGTGCAGACTGCCATTCCAGCTTTAGTAGGACGTTTTATGGTTGGCACTGCTCCGCAAGATATAATCGACGAAGCCATGAGTTTGGTGAAATAATTTAAGGAGAAGAATATGACGGATAATACAGACGATATGCTGCGCTTGCTAATTGAGCGCATTGAGCGGATGGAAGAAGAAAAGAAGGGTGTCGCTGATGACATTAAGGATGTTTACAGCGAGGCAAAGTCTCACGGATACGATGTTAAAATCCTTCGCGCTGTGATCCGGCTTCGCAAGATGGAAAAACACGAACGGGCAGAATATCAAGCCATCCTCGACACATATATGACCGCTCTTGGTCTTTGAAAGGAACGATTATGCAGCAAGTAAGGGAC